TAGCCAGCGGCTTCGGCGGTGTGCACGCTGACGGTCATGTTGGCCCGCCCGTCGAAGGCCACGACGTTCAGTCCCTGGTCCTCGAGCAGCCCGAGCTGCACAAGTCGGCCGGCAATGAACGTGCCGACAGCACGAAGGGCGCGCGCGGCGAGGCCGGGCGCGGATTTCAGGGGCGACATGGGGTTAACCTCTTGGGTTAAGGCGCGCGTTGGTCCGGCGCGATCTTCGGGCTTTCCCTGGTGAACACAAACAGAGCCCGCGTCACCGAATAGGGTTGCAGCCCGTATTTGCTGGTCTCGGCCACGACCAGACGCCCCGTGGCGCGGTCATAGGCATAGAAACCGATCTGGTTGATCGCGATTTCCGTGCTTTTGCCGTATAGCGCGATCTCTGGCGTGGACATCAACGCCGCGATTTTGAAGGCCGGGATGCCGACAAGGAGCGATTTCAGGTCGTAGCTGTCGACGCCCGTGAACGGGACGACGATGACGGCGGCGGTCTTCTGGTTGTCGCTCAGCGGCGTGCCCTGGCCCAGGAGCCACGCCTTAAACGCAGCAAGCTCGTATTTCGAGCCGGTGAAGTCTGATGGGTCAACATACGCCGACCCGGGGATCGGGACCGCCGGCAGCGACGCGATGGCTTTTGCCTCGGAGGATGAGACAATTAGCTGCTGGGTCGCGCTGGTTTTTGGGGGCTCTGTGGTGATTGTGCTGGAGCAGGCGGTTAGGGCCAGCACACATGCCAGCGTGGCCATCGGCCGAACGGACATGGCAGAAATCCTTGCAAAGCGTGAATGGACGCGCGCCTAAACTGATGTTAACGTTTGGCTAACCTAGGGACAAAATTATAGGGCGGCCAAAATGCTCATTTCTGAGGCTTTGCAGCGCGAGAATAACAACGCCGATCTTTTGCGCCTAATCGCCGCTCTGGCGGTTATTTTCGGACACGCATTCTTCCTTGCCCCCAAGCCTGGTGTGCATGAGGCTCTAAAGGCATATTTAGGCTTTGATTATTCGGGATCGCTCGCGGTCAAGTTCTTCTTCTTCTTGAGCGGCCTCCTGGTCACAAATAGCTGGCTTAAGAATCCGTCGATTTACCACTTCGCAGCAAGCCGCTTTTTTCGGATCTTCCCCGCGCTGGTAGTCGGCAGTGGCGTCTGCCTCCTGGTTGTTGGGCCGCTCCTAACCACGTTGCCCCTCAAGCAATATTTCGCAAGCGCCAACATTCTCCAGCAGATGTTTTGGCATCCGCAGTATGTCTATACAGTTCCTGGAGTTTTTCAGGACAATACGTTCAAGCAAGCAAACGGCGCCCTTTGGACGCTTCCCTACGAACTGACGATGTATATTCTGCTTCTGGGCATAGGCCTTACTGGTTTTTTTCGTCACAAGAAAATCGCGACGCTTGCTCTATCTGCGGTTGCATTTCTGTTTTTCTGGAAGACGGACACCATCCAAATTCTCGGCCTTCCAAATGCGAACGAGGCGGGACGGCTCATCTCCTTATTTGCTCTAGGGGCGCTGTGCGCGCTCCATAAGGGGCGAATCTCCATCGACTTTCGCATCATCGTCGGGCTGACGATCCTGTGTTACGCCTTACGTTGGACGCCGCTTTTTATCTGGGTCTTTTACGCGGACTTTTTGGCTCTCGCGTTGTGGCTGATGTCTGCGAAGTTTGTCATGCCCCTAAAGCTTCCAGGGGATTTTTCATATGGCGTGTATATTTACGGCTGGCCCGTCCAGCAGTTCGTTGTTTATGAGTTCCCCCACACGGGGCCACATTTCAACCAACTCTTGAGCATGCCAATCGCGCTCATTTGTGGCGTTCTGTCTTGGTATTTAGTCGAACGGCGCTGCCTGAAATTAGTTCGGATTTTGTCCCTGGATCAGATGAGAGAGCGCTACCGCGCTCTCGTGCATGTGATTGCACCGCCAGCCGTCAACGTGGAAGCGGTGAATGCCGCGGATGCGCCAAGATAAACGACCGTTGATGATGTGATGTTAAATTCACCACGACTCATATTTAGGATAGGCGTCTGTGTATTCCCCGTGACGCTTATCCCCGCCTCTTCCGCAATAGGCAGGCCGCTTACTACGTTCGGCGAAGTTGCGGATACTGAATTGATCCATGCGGTAACTGCGGTTAGATTGGTCGTGGAGGCCGGATCATAGGACACGCGTCCATCGCAATACCAATCGCCTGGAGATAGAGTTACGCTGGTCACATTTGCGGAAACTCCGCTGGTCAATGATGCAGTAGTAGCAGGAACTCCGGAGAATTGTTTCTCGCCGACATAGCCGGCTGGCGCAGCCACGCCGGAAGTATTTCCTTGGATCGCTACGCCTCCCGTACCTTTTCCGGCCAGCAGCAGCAATATATTCGTGTCGCTACCCTGCGCGGCGATGGTGGGCGGGTTCCCCGTTGTGGCGTTGGTTGTCTCAGCAAAGTTTACCGCGCCAGAATTGTTAGATGCGAGGAATAGAGGAGTACCGGACGCATTCAGCCATTCTATTTGATTATCATTAAATACCTGTGCGACCGAACCAGATGCCGTGGTTCCGTTGCCAAGTATCGAAGCGGTGGCCGTGTTGGCCGCGCCATACCACTGAAGCTCTTGTCCATGGCCTAATGCAATGGCAATTGCAGTTCCAGTTGTGCCGTTATCCTCCGTCAGCGCATTCGCCCCGAACACAATGCCCTTGTCATAGGTCGCGCCGTTGTTTTGGATATTTATGGCTGCTGTCGAGGGGAATTGTCCAGTAGGCGAATACCCACCACCAGCCGCAAGTTGCGCGGTGATAGTCTGACTTGCATTTTGCTGGTACGGATCTGAATCGGCCACGCCAACATAATTCATCGTATCGGCTTCAAGGCCGTACGCGCCACCCGTGCCGCTTCCAGATGTGTCGCGGTATCCCTCGGGGTATAGACCCCACGCTTGAGTTACCCCAGATGTTCCGTTATTTACTCCGATACCCGTGATTGCGATCGGCTGCGCGCCGCCCGCCTGCGTCCCAACCTGCGCCCCAGATACAAAAGGCGTTTCTGAGTTGGCGACATTTGTATTTTCAACCGCGAGCGTTGAGGTCTGCACATAGCCATAAGTGCGCCCCTTGGCGATCTGGTACTGTGTCAGCCAATCAGGCTGTGACGCCACATTTGTGCCCAGGTTAGCAGCTGCCTCGCCAACAAACAGCCTATCCTGAATGCGATTTACATTCGCTCCAAGGTTCTGGTAGAACTGACCGCTTGAGCTTTGGTTGAGCGACGTGATGTCACTGTTTACGCCACTGGCTGCGGCACCGAGATTCGTCCGCGCGGTGGCCGCAGTGTTCCCGCCTGTGCCACCGTTGGCCACTGTCAGGGGATTCTGCAGCGTCACGGAATTGAACGTCGGTGACGGATATGTCTGGGCGAAGGCCAGCACCGGCGCGCACGACAGCGCGGCCGCGAGAAGCAGATTTTTCATGTCGGGAATTTTCCGTTTGGGAAGGGTTAGGCTGCGGGAGCCTGAAAGAACGCGATCACGCCGTTATCGAGATAGAAACCCGTTGCGCTCGGCGGGGAAGTCGGCAGGCCAGACGCCCACGTCACCAGCGCGGCGTTCAGCGCCGAAGGGGTAATACTGCCCGATGATTGCGGAACCTGCGCAATAACGTAGGCCGCAATCGCGGATAGCGGGGCCGTGCAGAGCGCCAGCCTCTCATTCTGCGGTTGGCGAATAGACACAAGTTCGCTGCCCGTCAGCGGAAGCTGCGGGGCTCCATAAATTTCTTCCATGATACTCCTAGGAATATTCGTAGATGATTACGATTCCGCCAGCGCCGCTGCCGCCTGTGAGCGCGCCATTGCCGGAGACACTGCATGTGCCGCCACCGCCGGAGCCTGGAGTAATGGCGTTGACTCCGTTGTTATTCTGGGACGTTGCAGCGCCACCGCCGCCCAGAAAGCTAGCGCCGCCCTGGGCACCGAAGCCGAGACCTGCAGCAAGCCCGATGCTGATCCCGCCAGGAGCGCCGTTAGCATTGAAGATGGTGCCCCCAGTCGCTAGGGGGGATGTTCCACCGCCTTCGCCGAACGGCGCCCCCGTTGGTCCGCCATGATTCCCGCCTGCTCCGCCCGGGGCTATGAGGATTGACCCATAACTGCTTTGGCCTCCGTTTCCACCAGCGCCGCCGGTGACAGGAGCGCCGCCCGCCCCGACAGTGATGGTGACAGCCCCCGTGACAGCATAAACGCCACGCCCAGGGGAGCCAGCCGATCCAGGCGCGCCGCACGATACCGTAGTAGACGTAGAGGCCGGAGCGCCCCCACCAGCGCCTCCCCCGCCTATGGCAAGGACATCGGCCATATTGGCGCCGGGCGTCGGCGTGTACGTGAATGTGCCTGGGGTTGCGAAAGTTTTGACGTTCAGGAGGCGGCCGGGCGCAACTTGGAGAAAATTCCCCATCTGTCCGGCCGTTGGCGCGCTATATACAAAATCGCCAACCGCCCACGTAAGCGCCGTCGTCCCTTCCTGCGCACGCAGAACTGTCAGCGTCGCGCCGGAAACCGCCGTCGCATACATGATCTCGAAATTCTGGCGCGTGGCCTGGTCATTCAGGGTGATGGCCATCACGTCGCCGCTTGGGATCGAAGACGGAAGATTGACAGCACTCGACAGCGTAATTGTCGTCGAGGATGCAGTAATTGGCGACGCAAGCGACGTGTTGATGTTGTTATCAAAGAAAAAAATTGTCATTGGATTCCGTGCTCAGGCGATACAGACGACGCCGCCAGTTCCGCCAGTTGTGCCTATATTGTTCCAAAGCTGGCCGCTGCCGACTCCTGGGTTGCTCGTCGGCAGGTTCGCGCCACCGAGCGATAGCAACTGGCCGGCAGAGATTGACGAGAAATAGACTGGAGGCGCAGCGGGATTTGGCGTTGTTGTCCCGGTGACGCAGACGACACCGCCGTTGCTCCATAGCGCCCCCGTTGCCAAGCCGGCATTGCTCGTCGGATAACCGGCCGCAGCCGCGACTTGAAGAACGCCACCATCATTCGACAGATAATTCGCAACGATGAAATTGTACTGAAACGGCAGCGCAAGGATGCCATTCTCGATAGCTTGCTGGAGCGTTGAGAATATCGAACTTGCCGAAGCCGAGATCGTAAACGTATTGCCTGAGATCGTGATAGAAGGCGGATTGTTCAGGACCGGCCAGTCTGCACCATTCACGCCGTTCAGAAACCGATTAATCCTATTTTTCAGCCAAAAAATCGAAAACTGCTGTCCATCGCCACGATACAGGTGCCACGTAAGAACGCGCTTATAGATGTCGTCAGTCGCGACGGCCGCAGTACCGGTTTCTGAGAACAGCATCCCGTTGTACGGAACCGTGTTGTAGGGCGCTGAGTTGTAGCCCGCGATTTTCGTGATGACAGACGACGTCAGAGCCGGCCGCGCAATCCCGTAAACTCCCTCGCCTACCCAATCGAGCAACGGGCCAGCTATGGCGGGCGACGTATAGACCCCGAGCGGCGTATTGTTAAACCAGTCGAGATAGCCTTGCGCGATGTTGTTATATGCCGCGAAGAAGGCTTGAATGTTGGGATCGTCGGCGTATTGTTGGTAGCAATAGGCGCCCAGCTGCTTCTGAAGCGGCAGCGTCGAGAATGATTCGCTCACGGGCTCACCCCTGCGTGATAGTGACGCCCGTAGCCGAGCAATAGAAATATCCTTCGCTATCTCCCACGATAATAGACGTGCCCGCGCTCGGCGAAACAACCGTCCCATTAATCGTGACAACAAACTCCAGCGTCGTCAGGTTCACGGTCGGTAGAACTGAAGCTACCGCATTCTGAAACGCCGCGGTCATTTCTAGTTCGTTGATCGGCTGGCCGACGTATATGCTATTGATGTAATTCTGGATCGCAGGAGCGCCGAGTTGCGCCACCGAAGTGCCTGCCGTGAAGTTCGGTAGCGTCGCGTTCCAAGTCACCGCCACCGTCACAACTTGCTGTGGAGGGTTCACATAAACGATGTTGTATGTGTCGGGATTCTGGAACAGAGAAACAGTCACATTGCGCGAAGACGAAACTGTCGATCCCTGAAGCGTCGCAATATCCGGAACCGCCTGGAGGATCGCACCGGCAATCGCATAGGTATTGCCGCCGCCGCAGATGACTTGCCAGCCTCCCGTGACGGAACGAACCGCTACGAGGTTCGGCCGCACACCCGTGATGGCATAGAGGAGCGTCTTTAGGTAATTCGGCGTGCCGGTGGATGCGACAATGCCGGCAGCCATAACCTGCGAGCGATATGCCGGGACCGTCTGTGGGGCCGTGAGCGGAACGCCAGCCTGCGGGTTCGTGACGTTCACGGTATAGCCAGTCGGCACGGAGGTAATGACCTGCGTGACGGTGCCAGCGGGGATTGCGAACGTGCCGTTGTTGGTAGCGACCGCCGTTACCTGTGGCGACGGGCCGCTCTCAGGAATGACGGTGCCATTCTGGACCGTGTATTGGTTCGTACCATCGCTGATAGTGAAGCCGGGCTGGATGACGTAGCCGGCAGATCCCGTGAACTGCACATCGACGCTGGCATTGGAGCCGATGCCCTGCGGAATGCCGAACTGCTGCCCCAGCGCCGCGAGGATAAAAGGACTAGCGCCGAGCGGAGTGACTGAATTGACCGCATCGACACGGGCTTGGTCGATTACCACCAGCGCGCCCGTGCCGGTGCTGGCCAGATCTTCAATCAGCGAGCCCGGCAGATCCGTCGTCAGCGTCGGGTTTAGATCGGTCGCTTCAGAGATTAGCGTGTCATTGAGCGTTGCTGGCGGCGTCGGCGCGGGGCCTGCGCTGGTGAGCGTCAGAGGGATGGATACTGAACCACTCATACGGGCACCGTCTGACTAAGGATTGCACCCGAGTGGGTAACAGCATTTACCGAATAGATCGGCGGATTCGACCCCGGCACACGGGTGATCGCGAGCGAGGCAAAGGCACTGGAGAACTGCATCTGCACCTGTGTCGCGTAATAGTCTGGGAAAACCTGCGTCACGATGGTTTGCTGGGCTGGGATGCCGTAGTTCGCGTAGAAGGGTGACTCCCCAAGGTTGAGTTTCAACACTTGGATAATCGTCGTGAGCATCACCGCATCTGAGTACCCGTTCGCGTCTGTTGTGACCGGCACCCATTGGTAGGAGCCGTCTTCGTTGTAGACCCTGCCCCAAGTCTTTAGGTTTTGGCCGCTTAGTGCTTGGCTCATACTTCGGCCTCGTTAGATTAGGGGGCCACAGGACCGCTTGTGTTTTCTTCTGTGTCGCCGTGGCTATCGGCACCCTGCGTATGGATATGCGTCTCAAACACTACGCCATTGCTCATCGTCGCGCCGGCAGCGCTGAAGGTGAATGTTTTCCCTCCAGCTTTGATCACCACCGAAGTGGGGGCGGTGACGGTTACTTGGCCCGTCTCTTTGTTCGCGGTAACAACGACCGTCTGCGCCGTATCCGAAAGAACCGCGCCCGCTGGCCCATTGATCCATGCCTTGTTCGGATCGGGCGAGGCGCCGAATGCCGTTGAAGCAATCGGCGTGAACATGAGCGCCGTCAGATTCCCATTGCCTTGCGTGAGCTGCGCAATGCCCCTTGTGAGCCCGCTGACGGCGCTAAGGTTTGCGTCCGCCGGTTCCGTCACGCCATAGTCGCCAACCTGCGTTGGAGCCCGCAGCCACTGACTTTCATTCTTCGGGATCGTCACGCTCGGGAGCGTCACGCCTGCGGCTTGAACCTCAAACGCAACCGTCACGAACGAACCATTGACCGCTGTAACTCGGCACGGTAGCGCACGTCCCGTGCTCTGGATCGCTTCGGCGGCTCGCTTGGTTGCGAGCTTGTTTTGGCTGCTCTGGAGCCAGACTTTTCCGAAATTGTCACTCATGAGGCGGCGGCCGATGCTGTGTAGAGTGAAGCGGGCGAGACAATTAGGGTCGTGGTCCAGTCGGTATCGGCGCGAGGGCTACGGAAGTTACCCGTGTGTCGCATGGCGACAATCACCCATTGCCCTTGAAACGACGACTGCATTTTCGCCATCCCAAACGTGCTAGCGCTTGTGGTGGTCGCAAATCCAGGAAGGCTCTGAATTCCGGGCGGAAAGGTGATCGTTTGTCCCGTTTGCAGATCTCCCCGCATAACAAGAGGGACCACGCATTGGTTATTGGCTATCCATGTCGGCTGGCCGACCAGATCCGTGAACACGAGCTGCGTATTCGTCGGCGGGGCCGAGCCGTCGAACACCCAGAGAACACCTTTGTTCCAATGGATCGTGATGCCCGGGTAGTCGTCCGATATGATCTGCCCTTCAGTTAGCCCCCGAATGAATCCGGCGAACTCTCGCAAGGTTCCGTAATGTCCCGCCTGGACGGTCGTGGTGATCGCATCCGGCCGCACGTTCACTACGATCTTTACGCCGGGAAAGTTCTGGGCGAGCACGCTCTGAATGGCCGTGCCAAGATACGTCCCAGCCGGCCAGTTAAAACTGAAATTTCCGGTCGCAACCGGACCCCCGGTAACGATAAGGTCTAGGGATAGTTCTGTTCCCCGCCAGTTGCCGAATGCCTGGTTAATTGTGCCGCTCAGAAGCACGCCCGCTTGCTTCGGGTTGGCCAACGGAAGACCGACCCCCATGCCGCCCTTAAGGACGATCTGCATCCCCGATAGTGAATACGCTTGGGTTAGTAGTGTGGGAGGCAGGCCCTCGATCGTAACGGTGCTGCCGCCCGTGCTCGATCCCCAATATGCGCTGGCGTCGGTGCCTTGGGTGGCGACCATGGCGTCAAAAATGATATTCAGCGCACCGGGATCTGGCTTGTAGATCGGGCTTCCATTGTTGGGCGTCGAGGCGACATTCGACACAGCGGTGTTGCTGGCCGATGTATAGCCGACCGGAGTTTGGTTATCTTGGTTTAGCTGGCCCTGGGTATAGACTGGAATATTTTGTGCCGGAGTTTTCCCGGCCTGGGGATGGCTAGTATAGTGAAGGACCGGTGGGCTCGTGGTCGTAGCGCCAGCCTGAAAGACCGCCAGATCGTAAAATCTCATTCAGGGCACCGTTTCAAAGTTCCCACTGGACGTGCGGTAAAGCAGCGTGGAGGACGTCAGGATTCCCCAGGCCAGATAGATTGGGGCATTATCTGGAGAGCCCACGAGCGCAGCAGTAATGACCACGTTTCCGCTCTGATCTGTCAGTTGGTAATACCAACCAGATTGTCCGCTCGTTCCGCCCCGGTACGAGTTCCAGAAGCACGACAACGTGTACGATGTGCCATCTAGCGTGACCTGAGTTGAGAATGGCGGCGCCGATATCTGTGACGGCGTAAAGGGAATGTACGTCGTCATAGGACTGTCCCCGACAGGAACTGTGTCAACGACGACGCATAGCCTGCCACGGAACCTAAGGCGCCCCCGACAGCGGACGTCGCAGTTGACGTCGCACTAGACCACGACAGCCCCCCGGAAGTTTGAGAGCCGTTCGTGACCGCTTGCATCGTAGTTCCGAGCGCCGCCGCGGCTGCCGCCTGAGTAACAAGCGGCTGGATGAAGTCGAGGCGCCATTCAATCTGCAACTGACGGCTTTCGGGCGGCGTTACGTCCGTCATCCCGGTCATCAGGCAGTTGTTATAGATCATGGCCGGTGTGGCGATGCAGTACCGACCGCCAAGCACATTGTGCTGCTGAAGAGACGATTGCAGAGCCGAAAAAAGCGCAAGCTTGGTCAGATATCCGGCCGTCTGATTGACCGGAGCAATCATCAGAAGCGAAATGTTCAGAGGCTGCTGAATGATCGCATTCGCCGCGACAAATTGGTTCGCGAACGGGTACATGCCGATGGCATTGTTGATAACGGTGCCGCCAGGGATCGGAATGTACTGTGCGTAAAAGTCGTTGACCGAGAGGCTTTCCGACGTGACCGCAGAGAGGGCTAGAGAGGCAAGCTGCCCGGTTAGACCAATGATCGGCAGCATCCCGCCGGGGACAGCCGTGGCAATACCGCCTTGCAGGATGATCGGGCTGACCTGGAATGCCAGCGTATAGATCGTCTGCGCGGCGGTTCCGACGCCACTTGCAATCGTGTTGAGGACACCGCTCATCCCCACCCCGCCGCCACTGAGGACATTTCGACTCTAGACTGTGTTGAGTTTGTGACGCTCAGCGACACCTTGACCGGCTTGGCTTGCTGCTTCGCAATTGCTTTCAGCGTTTTGTGGACATCGCTGCTTGCATGCGGGTTCGGGCCAACGGCATAATAAGCCGCCGCGCGCGCCCCTCGCTCTTGTTGCTGGAACCAGTTGTCGCCGGATCTTTCCCACTCGTTGTCGGCCGTTACGCCGGCACCCCACGCAGTTTTGGCGCCATTGATCTTGGCAGCCGCCGCCTGCTCAGTATGGTGCATTTCCCATATCGAAGCCTTAACCTGATCGGCGGCGCTGGCCTTCCACACGTCAATGCCTGTCGCCTTCAGGATGGCAGCGCGCCGAGACGCGTTCCATTGGAACAGCCCCTTGTATTCCTGCCCCTTGTAATAATTCGTCGCGTTGGGGTTGAAGCTGCTCTCCGATCTGGCCTGTGATGCCATCGCAGCGGCAAACTTTTTCGAGTATCCGTCCTTCTCGTATTGCCCCATTATGGCATCAATCGAGTTCATTTCGTTCGGCTTCAGCGCGTGAACGATGGCCGAAATATCTCCACCTTTTGCGGCGACAGAAAGCGCCGGCTGTATGCCGGAAGACGTGGCACCACTATCCGCGCCGGATGCCGCGCTAGCAGCCGCGCTTGGTTTTCCTGTCAGGGCTGATAGCATCTGCCCAAACGCGCGCACGTCTACAGAAGCGCCGCCTACGGCATTGCCAAAATCGGTAACAAGCGGATTTGCCAAACTCAGCGCCGTGTCGAATGTGGCACCGGCCTTGTTCATATTAGCTTGCCAGTCGGCCAGCATCTGGTTGTCTTTGGAGATCGTATCTCCGCTGACGTTCTGGGCGTTGTTCAGCGCCCCATTCGACATTTTGTTGAAGGCCTTGACCAGATCGGATCTCTTCTGGTTCATCAGCGAGATTTCTTGTGTCGAGCTGATTCCCAGAAGTTGCCGCTCGTACATAGCGGTCGGGGTGTTCAGATTATGGCTGGCTCGTAGATCGTCGGCGCCAGTCAGCAAAATCTGCTTGAGCTGCTGCTGCTTGCTCATGCCTGGGCTGACGCCGAACAGACCAAGCATTCCCTGGCTCTGCGGGCTAAAGTTGGCTATCGCCAAATTCTGTAGCGCCGCTCCGGGGTTGTCCATGAATGGCGAAAGCTGTGCGGTCGCGTTCTGATACGCCCCGTATCCCATGTTGGCGCCGAATGCAGACTGAGCGGTCTGGGAGACATTCCGGCCGGCACCAAGAACGACTTGGCCCGCTTTATACGCCGCCGCAGTGGCAGCCATGCCGGCCAAAGCCGTAATCATCCCGGCTGGGCCACCGGCAAGAGTTGCGATTCCCTCGATTCCAGCCCCGCCAAGCAGGAGCTTGAAAATGCCACTGCTGCTTTTAGCTTTGTCGGCATTCTTGAACATCGCCAACATCGAAGCGTCGGTACGCTTGATTTGTTCAGCAAGCTTTGCGAGAGCGTTAGTGCCTCTTTTGGCGCGGTTCTCCAAATCGTCCTTTGGGTTTTCCCCGCCGCCGCTGCCCCCGCTTCCAGGACGCTTCGCGCCCGGGTTCATGGTGTGGCTGAGTTTTTGCCCCGCCTTCCCCGCCTTATCAAGAGCTTCCTCTAGCTTCTTGACCGCTTCTGGCTGATGCTCAAGGGTTTCGTTGTATTTATTGAAGATCTCAACGAAGGCTTTGAACGAGTCTGCAGCGACATCGATCTGAATTATTGATTTTGTCGCCACGAATTATCCCCTATTCCCAAGCACACCCTTAAACGTCTCTATGATGTGCCTGTCGCGATAAGCGCGTGGCGTGCGGTATTGGATGTCCAGCTTTTCCGCGATACCCGCGAAGCCCTCAGCAGAAGCGTGGGCTAGGATGGATGCGACGATACCGCCTTGGAGTGTGCTGTAGCTGCGGCCTGCATCGACCCCGACAAGGAAGCGGCGAAGTCCATAAGCGTCGAGGATGTAATCGACGCTCCAAGAACCCCAGCTAAGCCCTCCGCCATCCTCTTGCGGTCGGCCTTTTTCGCCATGGACCAGCTCGCAATAAAAAAAGCGAGGCCGGATTCGGCTTCACTCCAATCTTCTTGGTCAATGATGCCGCGCTGAACTGCGATATCGACCGGCATGTTCTCCCAGCCGTTCGCGCCAGGCGCCAGGACCATCGTGAGGCGGCGCAGATCAGACAGCAACGCACCAACCCCGCTGTCTCCGTCCATGCCATTCTCGGCGGCGTATTTCTTGCCCTCGTCACGCATCTTGAGCGCTGCAATGCGTGGGCCAACATCCGCGGCGAACGTCGCGCCCTTGGCAAAGATCGCGGCCTTGGTCTGAGCGAGCACCCAATAATTTGCGTCGAGGACTTCTTTGGAGACGGGCGTGTGGTAGGCATAAATGGTCGGTTCCCCATTATCGTCGCGGCGAAGCGGGATAACGAGGTTTAGGGCGTCGTTGATTTGCATGGATTACGCCCACAGGCTCGCATTGGGGTAGTAAAGCCCGGTGAGCGTTAGCTGCGTGACTGGCGTGTTTCCGTCATACGCGCCGGGATCAAGCCCAAGGATCGAGACGTTATTCAGCGTGATCGCGGGGAAAGTCACCGTGTCAGAATATGCGGTGGCCGAGCCGATGATGCTGTTGCTCGCCACCTGTGCAAGCCATGCCGCAGCGAGGCTCTGCGTGCGAAGAATGCCGACAGAGATTGTCGCTTTGACGTAGGGTTCAGGGCTGTTGACGATGCCCGTCGCAGTGTCGATCTGCGTGGTGAACGGATCTGAGAAGCTGAGCGTCGCGAAGGACTTGCCCATGTTGTATGACGCGATGTTCAGCGCGGGATAGGAGCCAAACGTAATCTGCGTAAGGAGCCGGTTAAGGGTCCCCTGAGAAATAATCGGGTTCGCCATTTACTCGCTCCCTACGCGAAGCTTGTCGCGTCTAGGTTGAATGTAATAGACAAGAAACCAAGCTGCGGAGTTGCCGTGCAGGAGAGTCCGCCATAGAGCCCGGCTTTATAGTTCGCGGGGTTCGCGGCGGTGTAGCTGGCAAAGGATTGCGCAGTGACGGTGGCGTTCAGCAGCAGCCCGAACGAAATCCCGGCCGTGCATTGGTCCTGCGCGACCGCCAAAAGCGTGTTGATGCCGTTCTGGTTATAATAGAGCGGCGGGTTGCTGTTGGAGCCGTTGAGGACGGCGTTAGCAAGCATCAGCTTGATCTGGATCTGCAGCCAGTCGATGGCGTACCAGAACATGCCCTGATTGCCGTCCATCGTCGTGCCCTTGAACAGGTACGCGTTGGTCGGGAGACCGCCTTCAGCGCCGGTTAGAATCAGGTTGCCGTATGCCGACAGAACCGCGTTAATCGATACGTTGTTCGTGGTCGTCTGCGCCCATGGCGTGACACCGTAAGCGGCGCGGTAGCCCATCGGCGGGACTGGTGCCGCAGCGCTCGGAGTGTTCGCCAACCAATTGTAGAACAGCACCGAAGCCTGATGCTCCGTGCTGGCCTGCGTCGGGCTCGGCACGGTCGCGAAGACCGCCTTGTTCGTATAGCTGCTGATATTCGCCGCGGTCGTCGTGACGAAGAAGTACGTCTTCCCGGTCGGGCTGCTGTAGTTGTTGGCGAGCGTATTCAGATCAGCGGCCGAGGAGAAATCCCACGCAGCCGGCACGAGGTACGCATAGAACACCTGCGGCGCGCTGTTTCCTGTGATCCAGGTCTGCAGCGCCGTGATCGCCCCGGTTGCCGTCGATTGCGGGCCGAGCTCCAGAACGTACATGCCAACGCTGTTGCCCTGCGCAAAGAACGTGGTCGCGGCGTTGCTCAGGAAGCCAGCGTTGCCCGGGAGGTAGGCGCCAGGGGTCGTCTCGGTGCCGGGGTTTGTCGCGAGAGCGTACGTGAACGTATCGGTGCCGGTCACTGTTGCCGTGAAGGTGCCGTTGTACGCAGCAGGGACAGCGCCAGAAATCGTAGCGGTGAAGACCTGGCCGGTCGCGAACGATAGCGCGCTTGATGCGGTGGCGGTGACAACACCACCAGCCCAAGAAAGGCTCGTGAGCCCAACCGGAGCCGCAAGGATCGCCTGCACGGCTGCTAGAGAGCCGCAATATTGGAATGTATCCGGTGCCAGCGTCGTGCCGCCAGTCGAAACGGCAGCGCCGCTCTGCTGGAGCTGCGACGGCTCGGGCGCCTCGGTGACGGTGACATTTACCGTCACGATTGTTGGGGTAATCGTCGTCGCCATCTAGGGAGTTCTCCGGGGATGTCTAAGAATTCCCATTTCTGGGCATTTGAAGCGCCTCATGATTGGGCCGCTTCCCATTTATTACTCTTCCGCAAGTTCTCTTTTGCGGTTAGGTATTGCAGATTCCAGGGAACATGCAGGCCGCAGACACCATCTCCTCGTAGAGGTATGATGTGATCGACGTGCATTCCTGGAGGGCATTCCAGATAAATTTTTTGAAGCTCTTTTTTGCAAAACTTCGAAATCGGCTGTTTAAGACGGGTACGTCGAGCGTTTTGTCTTGCCTTGTAGGAGTTGGGATTTCTCTCCCTCTTCCTGCGGTCCAGTTCTCTTGCCCGATCCGGATTGTTTTCACGCCAATCGCGTTGGTATTTGAGGCATTTCTCTGGATTCGCTCTGTTCCAGGAATAAATCAGCTCTTTTTGTCTATCGGGATTTTGCTTCCTCCAGGAGCGGTACAGCGCTTTAGCGCGCTCTGGATTTTCCTCTGCCCAAACTTTCTTGCAGTCTATGCAACGGTTCGATTTCGTTAGACGCTCTGATAGATGGCCCCGCTTACACGGCTCTCCCGTGAAGTAGCGCTTAAGCCCAGCTTCCTTGGCCTGGCTTCGACTGATGATAGGAAGCATTCCAACTCTTCAGGGCGTGAGTTTTAGAAAATAAAAAAGGCCGCCGAAGCGACCTTTGTGGAAACCGAAATTAAAGCGTCGTTTAGACGTTAAACCCGACGACCTTCATGGTGCCGGCGGTGCCGGACATGCCGATGTAGAGCCCCGTCACGAAGCGCGTCGGCGGAATGGAGATGGGGCCATCGGCAGTGACAGTAAGCGTGTAAAGCTCGTTGCCGCTCGTGCTGGTGCCGTCATACAGAGTGATGGCCCACGTCGTGCCCGGGGTGAGAATGCTAAGCCCAGTCAACACGCCGGGGCCAGTAGAAACCTGACCGGCGGTTGCAATTGTGGTCGTCGCGAGTTGCGAGCCAACTGGGAGATTGAGGGGATTTTGGCCGAATGCCATGTCGATGGTTCCTTTGAGTTAAGCGTAACAGACAGAGATCGTCGCGCCGGTCGGAACCGCCGAGATCGTGATGCCAGCGAGACAGACAAACCAATTCGCGTTGATGATCGGCTGTGTCAGCGAGCCATATGCGATGGAGACAATCTGATTTGCCGCTGCGGCAGCGATTGTGGTCGTGCAATCGTTGATCGTCAGTGCGCCGGCTGTAGGAGTGCCGGATACCGTGATCGTGACAAGATTGCCGGGCGCAGCCTTGATTACCGTAGGCGCGGTGATATTCAGGACGGTTTTTACGCCGCCCTGCGTCATGGAATATCCGGCCATTTCGGCTCCTAATTCGAGAAATTGAATGTCTCAGCGACAGACGTAATCAACCGCACGGCAAGATCGCTCACAGCGCTCTGGTAATAGCTGACCGTCATGTCGAGAGTTTTTTTCTGGGCGATCACGCCAATTTCGCGCTGCGTCAGCTTGGCGTCGCGCAACACAGGATCGTCTCTACAGACCCCGAATGCGTCAGTCGTGAGAGAATAATTTAACAGGTAATCGCGATAGGCCAGGGCCTGCTGGTTGTTGAAACCGTACAGCGTCAACCGCACGCGATCGACCATGAGTTGGTCAGACGTCGGATAGCTGAAGCCCGGCTGCCCCGGTATGGGATTCGGAGGATCGGATGGGTTCGGCCCGATACCATAAAAAGGCAGCGGCGCAAGCGCGCTCGTGTCTTCTTCGCCAATGTGCGCAACAATGTACGGGGGCTCGATGTTGTTCGGCACCAAGAAGGACGGATACACGGTGCCAAACTGTGTCTGGCTCAACCAAATCGGCAAGCTATTGCTAACGATCGGATCGGCCGGCAAATCGGACGCGCTGTTGATGATCTGGCTCATCATCGTCGGCAAGATTGCTATGCCGCGATAATGATAGACGTCCGCTTGTTTGTAGAAATTGCCGCGCCCGGAGAAGGCGAACATTATCGGAAACGGCGTTTGGTCGTTCTGCAGAGGAGGGCCTACGGCTGCGCTTCCAAGCGACCCGATCCATACCTGATTGGGGGCAATCACGTTAAATTCTTGCACCTCCTGTTCGGCGGTGAATATCACGTGATTGACGGCCTGCGTCTCGGTCTCGTTCTGCTGCTCTTCGACAGCATAATGCAAAGAGCCGTCAACGCATATCGAGGAGCCTGCGGCCACCCAAAACACGTAGCCATCGGCCGGCAGGACTGTCTTGGTGTAAAGCTGGAATGTAATCTGTTGGCCGCGGTCGATGGACTCGAGGCCTTGGCGAAAAGCCGATTCTAGGGCGCTCTGGGAGCCGGAAATTTCGGAGACAGAGACCATTGGTAGTTACCCCATCTTGCCGCTGATCCAAGAACGCATTGAGGCGGAATATAAGCCCGTGTCCACAAACGCCGCTCTTGCCTCATTGTTCTTGTTGAACCCCGACTTTTTTCGGTGATTCACGCCAATCTGAGCCGCTGCAATCTGCTGTGTCAGCGGCAAGACTGCGGAAATTTCGTCCGCATCTAGGAAGGCGCGGAACTCGACCTCAATCTTCCCCATCGCTGTGTCAAATGGGTCTCGATTTGAACGATGGCCTGCGACAATGTCGTCTATTTGATCTTGGACGGCTTCAGCAAGCCACTGGTCTATCTTCTCTTTGCGAGATTCGTAGAAAATCTCCATCACGTGGTATTGGGCTTCCAAAATTTCTGCGACAGCACCCGTTGTCGTATTGGACGCTTTGCCACTCTTGCGCTTGTATTTTCCACTAGCGTCCGAATAAGCCATGTCCAAGACGCCGAGATTCAACTTCACGTCAAACCCCAAATCGAAGGGCCGGCATCTTGCGCATATGCAAGGTACTCGCGACCGTACGGAGTGCGATAGAAATTTAAATCTCCGAGCGTCATATTCCGCATCCCCTCACCTATCGCGAAGGAATTTGACGTGCTCTCGTCGCCCGAAGACTGAATTATGCCGATCTCCGGCTCCGCAAGCTTCATACTGCTGCGGGCCTGCGCGAAGAAACTTTGCCCCGGCTGGTCCGGTGTGATCTTGAGCAGGATATGGCCGCCGCAATTATACACTGCGAGGACATATTCGATCGGCGTCACGGTCGGAAAAAACGCTACCAGCGCTATCGCCTGATTGAACGCATATTCAAGCCACACAGAACCCGCTGGAAGCGCCGCCATAGGCACGCCCATCGATCCGTAGACCCAACTCGAAAAGTCGGTCAGGTTCGGGGCGTTTGGATTTGTCCACGAACCCGACATAGCGTTAGACCGGCAGGGCCACGTCTTTGCGGCCCTCGGGGTCAACGGTCAGATCAAAGTGAACCTCATTTCCCGTCGCGCGTGAGCGCGGGTCGATCTGCTGTTCGACTTCGACACGGGTCTGCTTCGCGCCAACGCGCCGCGCCTCATTCGGACGACGTACGGCGCGGTCGAAGCCAAGCGCAGCCTTCGTAGCCTCGCGCACCGAACGCTCCTGCTGGGTCTCGACAACCGCCTCGTGGCCCAGCTTGATTTCGTCCTCACTGATCACCGCATCATTGCGATAGGTGATGCCGTGAAACGCGCCCATGTTGCCGTAGACCTCTGCAGCGTCGCGCGCGCCGTAGCGCTCAAGCTGCTGGATCACGAGGACTTTTTGTTCGTTCGACCACTTTTGTCCAATGACCTGTTGCGATCCGCTGAAGATTTTCAGCGTCTGAACAAGGTTGTGGACAGGCTCCCGGTACTGAAATTCAAGGTTGGCCTTGGTGGCGTTCGCGATGGCTAATGTCATGTTTCGCCCATAAAAAAAGACGCCGTAGCGCCCGGGTTAACAGATGATTGAAGGCTTTTAGTCGGCCGGCCGCAGGTTAGTGCGGCATGCTCAGAATGCTGATTCCCTGCGGCCTGATATTCCAGCCGGAGGTAATGCGCTGTTCGTAGACCTTGGTGATCCCGCCGTCGGGGATTGGGGTCGGCATGCTCATCGGCGCCGCCAGGTCGGAGTACATCAAGTTCACAGCCTTAAGCTGCGGCTGGAACTCCGCGCCGAACACGTTGGTGTTCATCGACGGCATCGACGGCGCTTCGATCTCCGGCATGGTCAAGATAACGGCATCCGCGCCGCCCGCGCCCTGGCCGATCAGCGTATCATCATAGTACCACTCGAAGCTGTCGCCGTTCTCGGTCACGACGGTAGCAATCACCTGGCCGGTGGTCGAGGTGCCGGCGCCGGGACGCTGATACGAAGTGACCTGAACGATGCCGGCTTCGGCGAGCTGCAGGAACACGCGCTGCGGCGAAATCGCGATGATTTTGTTGCGGATATTGCCGCCGGATTGCCACATGCGGCTCTTGAGCGTGACGATCTGGTTCAAGAAGAACAGCGCCATCTGCCCATTGTCATAGGTGGAGACGGTGGTATTGCCGTAGCTATCCGGCGGCAGGGTGACGAGCGTGGCGCCGCTGGTGTTCATCAGCCCTTCGCCGTTGGCGGGGTTGAAGCCGTACAGAAGCGCGGTGCGCATCTGCTGGAAGATGCCCTGGAAAGCCGCCAGATCGAGGGCGGACGGCACGGACACGTTCCAGTCGCCGCCGCGGGCAGTATCGTGATGATCCCACTGCGCGCGGGTACGGATCAGGTACGTCGGCGTGTTGTAGTAGGTCACGGCCAGCGAGGCGGACGGCAGGTTGTTGCTCGGGCTCTGCGAGGCGGTCACATCGGAGCGCAGATCGAGCGCGTTAATGTAAACGGCCATATCTTCGGAGCCGATTTTGACGCGCGGCTTGCCGCCAGCGAGAGCCGCGAATGCGCCGGACGCCTGCGCATAGGTGACGATGTATTCAGGCTCAGTAAAGCTCGGCGAGATCTTCGCGGAGGTCGGGAAAATTACGGGCATCTATTTGCTCCTTAAAGCTGGATGAGCGCGGCCGTGCCGGCAGACCAGCTCGCGACGGAGCCGTTCCAGCTAACGATCTTGCTGTTGGTGTTGATGCTCAGCAGCTTGACCCCGGTCAGGGCAAAGTTGCCGGTGGTCGTGAGCGTGATCCGGAAGTTGGTCGTGTCCCAAAACAGAGCCGGCTGAGAGATCGCCTCGTTGGCGCTCTGCAGGGTCGTCAGGAGCGCCGGATCGCACTGCACCGCAACGCGAGCGTTAGTGCCGAAGCGATAGAAGTTCACGCCGTTGCTGACAGAGGCCAGGGGGACAGTATTGCCCGGCGTGATGACCATGTGGGCGGCCTGGTTGAACACGGCGATGCCGGTCGCAGCGCCGGCGCTGGTACCGGGGGCGGCGGTCGCGCGGGCTACGGTCGGGCCAAGCGCTTCGGCGTTAGTACCGAGCAGATTGACGAATTCCGAAACAGGAACGCCGCCCCACATCGGCAGGGTCTCGCTGGTCGCGAGAATGCCGCTGGCCAGCCAGTTCTTGGATGACGGGTCATCCGACGCCAACCCCTGGATATAGCCCTGGGTTTCCTGGAGAAAGGAATTCTGGGGCTGGTTGGTGAGATACGGGTTGAACGAAATGGTCATAGTTTAGATCCCCCTCTGCGGGCGGATAAACTTGCCCACCTGGGCGCCCGTCATGAAATGTTGCATCCAGGCCATCGGATCACCGTGCCACTTGGTGATCTTGCGGCCCGCGTCGTCGTTGTAGTGCTCGGCGAACATCAGTCCGGCGCCGCTGGTCGAATCCTTGCGCGCGGCTTCCACGGCCTCATCAACGATGATCTTCTCGATGGGCTCCAGCATGGCGGTGTCGAGGCTATCGAAGCGGCTATCCTTGAACTGCGCCGAGTGCTTCTTGAAGCGATCGAGATTGCGCTTGCGATAGGCGAGCGGGGATTCCCCAGGCAACGGCGGATCGGCGCGCTCACCGTGCATCGCGGCGACGGAATCGAACTTGCTCTGCGCCTGGGCGAGAGCGTCGCGATCTGCGGCGCTGGTCTGGCGGGTCACTTCGCGCATGGAGGCGGTCAGCGCGGCGAGCTGGGACTTGAGATCGGCGATCTCGGCGTTGGCGCCAGCGGCATCCTTGCGGGCCGCGTCTTCGCGGGCCTTGTTGGCTTTTTCCAAAGCGCGAGCCTCCTCAGCGGTTTCGGCGTCCTTGCGATCCTTGCGGGCGCGGTCAGCGGCAACGGTTTCGTCGCAGCCCTCTTCCATTGCGTCCTTGCGGGCAGCATCCTCGTCGGCGTCGAAGCGCTTCTTCATGTCCTCATCGGACTCACCGTCCTTGCGGGCGCCGAAGCGGTCTTTGCGAGCCGCGTCACGACGGGCGCGATCGGCCTTGGCCCTTTCCTCGGCCTCGGCGGCATCCTTGCGAGCTTTATCGGCGCGCTCTTCTTCGGCCTTCTTCTCTTCGGCGTCTTTGCGCGCAGCGTCATAGGAGTCCATGCGGCCGGAAAGCCCTTTCAAGGCGTCCAGCACAGCATCCAGTTTCGCAGCATCGTCGCGGGCTGCAGCCGCTTTATCGTCTTCGGCCATTTCGTTTTCCTGTGTTAAAGCGGTTGTCAGCACGCCCGTTGGAGGGCCGCCTTTATCCCAGACGCCGAGGTCGCCGGTGCCGTCTTTTCCGACACCGAGAACGGCGATGTGATCCCAGATTGCTGGGTCACCCTCAAAAAGAAGACTGTGCCCGTCTTCAACTTTGAAAGATTTGCTGTTTGAGTCCGGCCCAAAAACGACACCAGGGCTAGTGCTCAACTGCGTTTCGGTCATAAGCTGCGCCGCGTCTGCATCGTAGATGCGACACACGCCGCGCAATTCATCTCCGGAAACATAGGGCAACATGACAGACCCTATGGCTCTCTCGCCGAATTCTTTAGAATTCAGTTTTGAGACTTCTTCTGGGTGCCCCCAAATAACCGGGAGCCCCGCCACCCTCGCGATTGTCTCTTCCGACAACACTATTGACGGATCGCGCCAGACAAATTCTTTAATGCTCGGCCTAAATGCAGCGCCGCTTCCAGAAATCCGAAGGTCGAAAATCCACATCGTCCCGACTTTTTGTGGAGACGGCAAAATACCGTCTCGCACCTGCCGGGCGATTTCCAATTCAGTCGCCATTTCCGCCCCTCTATTTCGGAGCGAGCAGCGAATCCGCACGCTTCATCAGTTGGTCTGTAGCCACCATGACGGCATCCAATTTCGCCGAATGCTCACGGTTCCAAGCTAGCTTCTCAGCAAACACCGCCTGTTCTTCCGGTATCGTCTCGCCAGTCAGCTTCCGCAGGGCCGCCTCACATCCAGGATGCATCGGCAACGGCGGGTCATTAGCAGGAGCCCATGCCCATGCGGTGTTTTCCCAGTTCAACGTCGGGACGAATTCGGCGTTCACATCAGCCAGGAACGTCGTGTAGCTGACGGGCTGTTCATAGTCGGTCGGATCGTCGTTGACCCTATGCGTCCACTGAACCGGGTTGCTGTGCGGGTTAGCGCCTGCTTCTTCTCGGGCTTCGCGTTCGGCGGTTTGTTCGGGCGTTTCGCCCGGCTCGGTTCGGCCGCCGGGGAAGTGCCAGCATCCGGCGAAATCTGAGCCAGGTCCACGCTTGAGATATAAGATCCGCCCCGTCGCCGTGCATTTAAGCATAAGGCCGGCGGCGTGGATCATTGAAAAGTTCCGGGTATTTTGCTAGGGATAATGGGAGCAACGCCCCGGAGATAGCCGAATGAAGATCATTGACCGCGCGCAGTTTTTGCGGCTTCCAGAAGGAACGATCTACGCCAAAGGTAAGAAGTGGCTCTTTGGCAATATCGAAATCAAAGGCGAGACCACCCGAGACGGCAACGATTGGTGGTCGCTAGAGCCATGCTGGGTTGATGCTCACGACAGCGGGCAAGCGTTTGACCGCCTGGAAGAGATGATCTCAACCGGCGCGGAGTATCCGATGCAAAATAGCGAAAGTCGCGACGGGATGAATGAGCCCGACGAACTGTTTATGATCTTCGGGCTGGAAGACCTGAAGGAACTTCGCGGCTATATCGACGCGGCTATTGCGCTTGGCTAAACCGTCGCCCCCGTCACGAACGCATCCCACCGCTTCACCAGCCCGTCGCAAGCCGCAAGGATCGCGTCTAGGCGGTCATGGCGGTACTTATCGGCGGTGCGTTCGGCGATCGCGACAGCTTGGGCTTCCGGCCGTCCAGCGTGGCGCTCGATGGCGATGTTCTCGGACACCGCTTTGGCGCTCGATCCTTGAACCAGAGGCATCCCACCCTCCGTCAATACAACCTATCGTCGTCCCGACTAACCGGGCCGCCGAAAATCCCCCGCCTCAGCTTGGCGAAATGCCCCCACAGCGCGTCAATATCGACCCAGCGCGTGCCGTCTTCACGCGTCACGACTGTAATCCCCGCTTTACGCAGGGCGGCGATCCATAGCTCTTTCGGGTCGATCTCGAAGGAGGGCATTCAGGGCGTTTAGCAGATTTTGGTCGGGAAACAAAGGCTGTTACGCTGCTATCTTGGTCTGTTCTTTAGAAGAATCGTGGTAGTTAACGAGTTTTCTGGCGGCAGAGATCATGTCATTATCGCTCATCTGGCCGCGGAACATGTTGAAGCACTGGAGAATTATCCTAATGTTCCCAGGCTCATACCCCCGAAAGGAATCAATCCGATCAAATGACGGCGAGTTCCACTGAGCACCCTGCTTGCCATTCCTGCGGTACAGGATACCCGACAAAGCACATCGCCCACCAGACTTCTCAATAACCTCTACGATCTGGTCAACTGTAAGATTGACAGTTACTTTTCTTCCGGCCTTCTTTTGGCGGCGGATGCTACGCAAAAACCTTCCCGCCCAAGCCCTGGTAGGATTAGCCTCTGCCCACGCTATATTTTTAGCGTCAACGTGCTCTTTGTTCTCTTGGTAGTATCGTTTGCCGTATCTTTTTGCAGCTTCCGGGTTTCGTGTCTTCGGCTGAGGATTCTCAGCGTATCTCTTTTTCGAGTTTTCAGACGAACACTTGTAACACGTCGAATTTATAACCGCCCGTCGATCCACATGCCCATGCGGGCATGGATTCCCGGTAAAATACCATACCATCCCGCACGCCTTAGCCTCGGAAATTGAAACTAAGCGGCGCTCACCGTGCTTCCACGCTTGATAAAATCTTTCCCTTTTTCCGTCAGCATGCTCTGCGGAAGTCGGCGGATGGACGTTATCCATTGGTAATAACACGTGCAATACGGCAATTGTGCGGGGCGCTCAACTTCATCGGTATAACGGCATCCATCAAGTTTTATTAGGCCTTTTTCAATAGCCCAATTCCCGCGAACCACAAAGATTTTTTCATCAAAATCCTTATGTTCTCTGCGAAAATCGTAAGCCTGACGCCGCCAATGTGAATGCCATACCCCAGCAATCGCGCCGTTATCCAGGGCGACGATCTCCGAAACATTGGAGACCAGTTTCATGCCCTGATCGATCGCGACGCGTCTGCATTCGAAGCGATACTGCGTCAGTTGCTTGCCGACGCGCTTCTTAACCTCAGTCCGCGTCTCGTCACTAACGCCGCTCATCGGGATCGACGTAGCCCAGCCGCTGACCTGAGCGAGCGTCTTGTTCACCGCCTCATGACGGCGCAGACGGATCAAATCCGTAGCCGCCATAATCCGCCGATCCAGCTCAGCCCTCAACTGCGGCCGCACCATCTGGAGCGTATACCGCGGCACACCCGGTACGTACTTATCAACGCCGCCCTTATCCACCAGCCGCCCGAAGATTGCGAACAGCGCCGCTTGCATCTCAGCATCAATGCGCTCTGGCGTGCCAAGTTCGTGTTCCGCAGCCTCGCGCAGCAGGCGTAGCCAATGCTCGATCTGGTCTGGGCTCTCGTAGCCGTTGGTCGAGATGTCCGCGACGGCTTGGGTTAGGATGTCGCGGAAAGTGTAGGTCATGTCCTGCTCGAAAACGGTTCCGGTTCAGGCTCTTTGGTCTCGTCTCCGGCCGTTCCGTCGCTCGCTGCGGGCGGCTGGTATTCGGCGATCGCGTCTTCGTCCAGAATTAGCTGCGATGTGAAAAGCTGTTTCTGCTCGTTCGCCTGATCCGCAGCCCACATCGCGAGAGTGGCTTTGTTCTTCGGGTCGAGAAGCGGAGACATTGTCTCAACCATCGCAATTACGCTCTTGAAGCGTACATCCTGTGTTTTGGCTTTCTCGCTATCCGGCTCGGTCAAAAGATTTGGCCAGGTAGCGGTGAAGCTGTTGCGCCAAGACATGAACGCCGTCAGGTATGGGACCTTCCGATATTCCGGAATTTCCTTCTTTAGCGTCTCATAAAACGCCTCAGACCACGCCCGGCGCATCACGATCTCGTCCAGAAACGAGTAGATCGGCTGCATCTCGATCCTCAACCGATCGATATACTGCGCGATCTGCTTCGCGTCTTCCGTACCCTCAGCCATGCCGCCGACCATCGTCTCCTGCTCAAGGAGCTTAGCCGGCATACCGGCGGCCATGGCAATATTGCTGAGGATGTTCTCGCGAGCCATCCGTGCCGGCCCCTCCAGATTCTGGAGGTTCAGAGATTCGATTGCTTCTTCGGTTCCAATAGATAGAACCTGGCCAGTCACGCCATCCTTCAGCGTCTGACGCTTGAAGCCGAACACCTGCCGCATGCGTTCGTTGACGATGCTGCCGGCCGCCTTTATCTTCGCGATCAGCAGGCCGCTTTTCTGCACGACCAGTTGGTCGGTGATCATCGATTGGATGTAGCTGCGGAGGGGGTAAAGCGCGCGCTGGTAGACGCTGCGCCCTACGAATCCAAACGCCGAATTTGTCCACTGAATGTAAATCGGCTGTTCATTCATCATCACGCAAACGCGCGATGGATGGTAAGTCTGACCCGCAACCGTTACCGTGCCTGGCTTCAGGAAGTCAGGGCTATTCGGATCTTGGTTCAGAACCAAGCTGCCCGCACTGTTCAGCGGGTCAATGACGTTAAAAAACAGATCCGCACCCGCGACCTTTTCGAGGTCAAGTGGGGTGTTGGGGGCCTTGCCACGATCACCGACTGCAAGCGATGCGATGCCGTAGACCCGCGCCAAGGTCATCGTGTTGCGGATGATCGTATCCGCACCACACTTCCCGATAGTGCGCCATTCGCGCTCGAATGCCGGGATTAGACGGCTTTCGGGGCCGCCCGGAACCGTGATCTCGCGAGCCTGGCTCTGGGCAACGTCCAACGGCTTTTCAGCCAGCTTTCCACCCAACGGATGGTGTACGAATATGAGCTTCGCCAATTCGTAAGACGGCTGTGCGCCCGGCACGATGTCCGGGGCCATCAGAATGCCCATAAGGCCCGAGCCGGGCTGCGTCAGGCCGAGGGATGCGAACCCGCTCCCGCCCTCTACGTTATCGACGGAACCCGACATGTTACCTCAGAATTTTGTGGGAAAATGCCGGTGGGAATGTTAGAAATCTGCAGAAGGAGGCGCTGAATGATCAAAACTATGTCGCTGGCCGCCGTGTTGGCGGCTTTTAGCGTTCCGGCCTGGGGAGACGTAACGTGGTGGACCGACAACCCGCTAAATGGCTCTTGCCACATTGCCGACATTCAAGATCTGCCGACCACGCAAGCTCAGGTTGGAGCATTTAGCGACGGCACTGGGATCGGCACGTCAATCAGCACTGATAGCGCAGGCAATGTGATCGATGTTTCCCTCACCCTCGACACGGAGGACGGCGGGACCGTAACCACATTCTACTACCCGACGAAGGTCGGTTGCGAGAGGTCTCCGCATACGAGGCTCGACTTCAGGAAAGCGCACGGGGAGTTTAGGTCTCCGTGGGACCCGAACTAGAAGCCCTCCTGATTCCCGCAGGCTATTGCGAGGGAATACATCGCGCAGTCGGCCAAATCGTCTGCCGCCCCGGGCTTCGCGCCCAACCGGAACCCGCACACCTGCGCGATGAACTGGTTTCGCGTCATGCCCTTGTAGTCGGTCTGCTTCTCGTAAGCATGGCGGCTTATCTTCATAAGCCCTTGATGCCAGTAGCCTGATACCGAAATGGCACGCTCGTCCTTGCCCATCGCCGTCAGCTTTGACGGCAAGGCTTCGGCGGGCCAGCCGCGATTGGCAACGTGCTGCAACAGCACGCTACCGGAAGCCTTGTCCTCGATGAAAGCGCCCATAGAGCCCATCCGCGCTCCGCACTGCTTGGCGAAGCCTTCCAGGCGCTGAAACACTGTCGGAAGCCACGTTTCGAGCATGGCGCCTTGGATTTGGATGATGTCCCAGTCCAGAACTACCAGCCTATGAACCGCGTATCCGTTGTCCACTGCGCAGAAGACGACAGCGGTACCATCGTGCTGCTTGCCATCCTTGACGGCAGTATCGATTACAGCGAACACAGCGTCACACGCGCGCGGATATTCGACTGGCTGCCCATCCACGAGGATATTTTCCTGCGTGAAGAACGCCACACCGTCCCAAGAGACGAACTCGGCATCGTATTCTTGCTGATAGACGAGCGGGTTGGTCTTCCGCTTCTCGTCCGCCAGGAATTCGGGCGTAACGTATGGGCTGTCGCTGCTCGGCGCGTGAAAGTCTTGGAAGCCCTGCTCCGGGTCAATGTGGAGCTTGTAGAAGAAATTCTCCGGGTCTTTACCGTTCGGCGTCGAAAACACCCAGACATCCGCATTAGGCCGCGTCGCCATTGTCGGCTTGATCGACCGCTCCCAAATGTCGAACATCTGGGAGTTTTTACTAAACGCCGCCTCATCAATCATGATGCGGTCGTATTCGCGGCCACGCCCGGCCAACTCGTTGTCATTGAGCGACCAGAAATCAATCACGCCGCCCGTTATGGTGCGGATCGTGCCGTCCGTCTTGCTGGACTGACTCTTGACGGGATGCAGAACGGACAAAAGCTCAGAATATGGCTCCCGCAATTGGCGATGCTCAGGCGCGAAGAGGCCGGTTTTCCCGCCCTTCGTAGAGGTATCCGCCGCCAGCGTAACCATCATTTTGGTCTTGCCCCAGCGACGTCCGCAGCGGATCAGGTTCCGCTTTGTGCGCTGGTTCCAGATCCTTATTTGCCCGGGGTGCAGCGTCGGCAACTCGATGGTTGGCATCAGTCTGGCAACCCGCCAACGATCTTGACCACGTTATCGTCACTATTCGTCTCGTCCTCAGCCCCCTGCGGCGGGCGGCCAATCCCTTGCTCGATGCCGATCCTGAGCGCTTCGACCTGCTTCGGATGCTCATCGTTCAAGGCTATTTCCTCGACCTTATCGATGTAGGCCGGGACCTTGGAGCGCGCATATTTGCGCAACTGTGCGGCCGTTATTTCCTCAGGCTTTGGTTGCCACTCAGGGTGAGCCTCGCGCCACTTGCGCATCTTTTCGCGGACACCGATCGACTTTGCGGCGGCCACTTTGGCAGTCTCACTTGTAAATGGCGCGGCCTTAGGTGAGCCATTTCCCGGCCCCTTGCCGGCGCCTTTTGGGGGCGAGTAAGCCATACCTCACACTCTGCTAATTGCTAAACACCCACCCTAGCCCCACCAACTCTGCGCCCACCGGACCGAAACGACGGCTGGCACGCGCGGAAGAGCGGCGAGGCGGAGTTGTTGGCCTCGATGCGGCTATTTTCCTGAGTACGCTTGATTGCGAACCGCACGGCGTTGGATTGCTCAGCGGTCATTCGTCCGACTTTGATACAGTCCCGCGCATTCCACTCAGCGCGATCATTGATAGAAACCAGCGTCGGCCCTTTGATCGTCGCTAGAGGGATCACGCCCAATGACACGTCCCAGGACTTCAGCGCGCCGCGCGCCGCCCGGGCAGGCAAGACAATCAAAGCGCTGGGTGAGACAGACCACACAACACCTGTTTCCTTTCCGGCCACGACGATATCGCCCGGGGAAACGGTGTCTTCGGTCATTCTAAAACCTATTTAAGGGGATGAGGATCGTGCCGGCTCAGAACCTTGCGCGATATCTTATCTATATTTCTCAATAATGCGGAAATCCAATCACGAATTTGCGGATTTTGCGGATCGCGGCTTTTCGTACCAATCGGCCAGTGCGTTCAAGCTAGTGATCGCCCGCTTCGCAGCCGTCTTGTCGTCGATGCCGAACCGACGCCCCAGCTCGCGGGCGCTAACGCATTCGATCAAGACCATGTGGAGCATGTTGCTGTGTCTCATGCCAAGGCCCTGGATCGCCTCGCGCATGCGCTTGAGGGCATCGAGGCGTGTCTGCGTGTATCCGCCCGGAGAGGACGTGTAGTCGCCCGCAATACCAAGCCCAAGCATCTCGCCGCGCACTCCAGCGACCCCAAGGGCGTAGTCGTCAGCGTATTTTGTGGCCGCTTGGATCAGGCGTGTATCGCCAGTCTCGTCCGAGATGCACCGAATCCTGAACCCATAAATTCCGGCGACGTTGGTTTTGCGCATCTCGATGTTGCTGCGCAGGGCTTGATACGGCGTGATCTCCGCGCCTTTGGGGAGGTTAAGTTTGTCCTGCCATTTGTCGGCCGGCTCGGTGGGTTGGATGTTGTTGGGGTTCACGAGGGTCGTCTTGTTCACGGCATTCATTCGGGGAGTCTCCTGGGGATTTGCGCCTGGGGATGCGCGGGGAGTTAACTGGGGCGGTTAAGTTTTGGTCGATGCTCCGGGCCTCATTCCAACGAACGTCGACCGCATGTGCTCTTGCACCACGGCAAGCGCATGGAGCGCATCGGTGTTCGCGGTATGTAGATGTCCGTCTAGGTACACGTTGAAGCGGACGCTCATGTGTGGATGCGTTGCCCAGGTGTAGGCAACAACGCGGAAAGACCCGCCATCTGCGAGAGTTCCCTTGACTACGGTTTTAACTGGCATCGGGCGTCTCCTCGAGCGCAGCGGTGAGCATGGCTCGGTAGATTGTTTCAGCTTCATCGGCCGCAAACATCGGATTGAACTCAACGGCGCCCGTTTCGTATCCTGCGATTTTCATTGCGTCTGTCGGCTCCCTCATCGCGGTGATGGCGGCGCGGGCAAGCCTGAGAACGGCTTCCTTCGTAATAGGATCATCCTCAGTGCCTTCTGTTGAATCTGCGGGCAGATCGTCAAAATCTGGGTCCGTGTCCAACACAGGGAATTCGCGAGAGTCTTTGGGATCTTGGGCCGGGTATCTTGCGCGCACGTCCATCAACGCCCGCGCCACTCGTTCAATCATGGTCATGGTTGGTCTCCTGCCGGTTGACGGCTGAGCGGAGGCAGCACCCTGTCGACAGACGCCTGAACTTCCTCCAGCGACATCTCCGGATGCGCCATGCCAAACTGGCCTCGGACGAAAGAGCGTTTCTGTTCGTAGACTTCATCTGGCGTCATGACATGATTCGCAGCGCGTTTCGCGAGATCAGCGAGCGCCTCCTTGGGTTCAGGGGGCGCCGGATACATCCTCCCCCTCACCGCCCCCACGCGCTCCATATGCTCGATCTCCGCAATCGCCAGGCGGAGGGTGGTGCGGTGGTATTCGTCGGGGATGGCAGCGACTGCCGCGCGGAGGCGGGATAGGAGGGTGGTGGTGTGGGTCATGGTGCGAGCTTCCCTTCAACCACCCAATCTGGTTTTCCTTGGAATTCACCTTCTCCATACGCATTTAAGCAGTCAGCATTGTCGCAGGCTGTCCACCAATCCCATTCAGACGCCTCAGGGCGCTGAACGACGACGCTCTGATTCGCGTTGTATGTGCTCACCGGCGATCCGCACGCTCTGCAGAATTGGTTGGTACAACACTCCGTGTGGCGGTCCTCCGCCGCAAGCACGATGAGGGGGTTTTGGTTCATCATCTCTCTCCGTTTTGTGGGACAGTCCGTTGACCGGCCGCCGTCATCGCTGGCGAACCAAGCGTTTGCGCGGCGGGGTGGCGGATGGCGGGCGGAGAATGCGTCCGCCGTGCGGTGTGGGTCATGGCAGCCTCAGCGCGACACTACAGACCGCCAAAACCGTGGCTACGATATTTAGCCAGACGACAAGTTCCGGACCCCCTGTCGCAGCGTCATGAACAGCAAAAACCGGAAATGCCACGCATGCCAACAGATCCCAATAACCCCGCTTCCAGCGCATCATTTTCCGCCCTCCCACGTGACCGTAAGCTCGCGTGCCGGCGTGATCGTGAGGCCAACGAGAGAGGCCAGAGCCTCCAACTCATCGATCCGGTCGCAATATTGAGCATATGCGAATGTTCCCGCGTCGTGTTCCGATTTACTTTCTGCGTGCATCCGTAAACGCATCGCAACGCCTTCGGACATCCTCTCAATCGCCGCCTCCGCGCGTTCGGCGCGGGAATTGGCGTCACGCACCTGCCGCGTGAGATCGGCAATCACGCATTCGTAGGTTTCGTTGTGCTTGTTCTGCGGCTGGACGTGCCCGGCCCGACCGGCGATTGCGATCTGGCCGATCAGCTCTGACGGCTCGGTCCCCACTTTTGACAAAGCCAATTCGACTTCCGCCTGAGCCGCTCTACGCTGCCAATGGGTGATGTCTCTCCCGATTTTCTCGCGAGCGCATAGTGCCGCAGCGAGCCATCCTTCGTCCTCGCTTCTAGCGCTCGCCCATGCGTCATGAAGTAGACCTGCAAAGTACTCATCCGTCATCCCGCCAGCGCTTTCCGCCGGGGGCTCGGGAGTGGGGGGCGAGCGGCGCTCCAGAGCAATCCCATCTTTTAGCCCCGCATCGTAGCCGGCCATAAATCGCTGGTGCCCTTTGTCATCCAAAGGACTTTCCGCCAACTCATCATCGACGGCACCCGGAAGAAGATCGCGCGGGAACCGGTGCGAGCCAAGCAGCCCGTCGATGGCATGTGTGCCATCCAGCTTGCACTCTAGTTCGGCTCCGTCTTCGTACTGCGCAACGATCCGATCTCCAACCGAGATAATCCGCGCTATCCCGCACGCCCGCGTCCGATACCGCTTCCCGACCTGAAACGGCTCGGGGGTGGGGGATATGGCATCGATCCGCGCCTTGTCGAAGGTAGCCAGGATATCGTCACGATCCATGCCGATGTGCGCACTCGCATCGCCTGTCCACGAGACAACGCCATCTTTCTCCGCGTATGGAGCTGGGCCATTCCCCAAGAGATTCGCCACATACGCCCCTACGCAATCGCGCGTATTCGGTTCGTCGGCACGAGATAGCGTCATGACCAATTCGGGATTCGTGCCAGACTTGATGCCTCTTACGAATTCCATGAACTTCTGGTCAGAGCTGGTCAGCACAACCTCGCTGACGGACGTAGGGGCTCCAATAACCGGCGGCGCAACCAGAGTGACTTTCAAGCTGAGCGGGACGTCGAACTGCGTCTCTTCCAGCCAGTGGGCCAGGAAAAAGCTCTGCCTCACGCCATTTCCGCCACCAGTGGCGCCGGCTCCCCGTGCTACGGCATCGCGCGGCGCGGCGGGGGCGAAATCGCGCGTATTCGCCTGTGCTCGCTCACCCTCTTCGGGCAGCCCCTTCGGGCCGAGAATCCCGCGAACGTCATCAGGGCTGAGCAGTTCGGCATCGGCCTGTTTGCTCGCCGCAGCCTCGAACACAGCGGC